TCGACTACGTGTGGGATGCAACCACTCTCGCCCAAGATGGCCGTCGTGTTACTATGAGAGCCAATACAATGGAACTCGAAAAGGTAAACGTCGGAGAGCGTGTAATTCGTGCAGCAGCGCAAGCAGTTGGCGACTACACAAACGCAGGTGCAACATTCTCAAAGGTTGAATTGACTACAAAGAAGATTCGTCTTGACTGGGAAGTAGCAACTGAAGCACTAGAAGATAACATCGAAGGTGCACAACTAGAAGATCACATTGTTCGTTTGATGACAAATGCTTTCGGTAATGATATCGAAGACCTTGCAATCAACGGAACAGGTGCAGGATCAGACTCATTCCTTTCAATCATGGAAGGTTTCGTAAATCGTGTCAAGACTGATGGAGATGCCCACGAAGCAGTAGTTACAGTCGCTAATGACGCCTGGACAACTGATGTAATGCAGCAAATCATCACAGCAATGCCACGCAAGTATCGTGCTATCAAGTCTAACTTGAAGTTCTATGCTGGTACAGATGCATTCCAGGGAATCGTTAAGAATAACGGTACTCTAGCAGACGCAGTAGCAGAAGCATTTGCTTCTCAGGCTGGTGGTACTCCAACAAACCGTCAAGCATATCTTGATGGTGGAGCACAGACATTCGGTGGAGCACGTACAACACGTGTCCTCGGAGTTGACGTACAAGAAGTTCCTTACTACCCTGCAGGATATGTCGACTTGACATTCCCACAGAACCGTGTATGGGGATTCCAGCGTGATATCACTGTTAACCGTGAATACAAGCCTAAGAAGGACACTGTAGAATATACAGTCTTCGTACGCTTTGGACTTCAATGGGAAGAGCAGGATGCTATCGCATACGCAGATGCAGCAGCAGACGTTGCATAATCTGTAAACAGTAAAAAATTAGGGGGAGTAGGAGTTAACGCTCTTACTCCCCTTTATTACTTATAATGATATAATACTAACAAGGAGGAATTATGGAATACATGAATAATAATCCAATTGAAGAAGAGTCAGTGTTTGAAGCACCAGTTTTTGAAGCACCAGTTGTTACAGAGCCAGTTGCAGAACCTATTGAGGAAACTTCAGTTGTAGAAGAAGCACCAGAAGTAGATGCTATTGAAGCCCCTGCATACGAGGCACCTGAAGAAGTTCAGGCTCTTGGATCAGTTGCAGATGGTGTCATTGGAGCAACAACAGCACCAAAAGAATCAAGAAAGTCTAGCAAGAAGTTGCCTACTGAAAAGAAGGAAACAGTTGCCCTTTATTCAACTAAGAATGTTACATGGTCAGAGGTAGGTAAGGTATATCGTGGCTATAACATCGTTGAAAAAGATGCAGCAGAAAAGTGGCTTACACGATCACACATCAGAGTTGCCACACCAGAAGAAGTTGCCAAGGAATTTGGTAAGTAAATATGGAAATATTGAGAGTTCCGCCATACGAAACAATTGCAGTAAACTTTGTTGTACCAGCAGGGTATACAAATGTTGACATATATGCAAGAGTTACGGACATGGCGGATCTTTCAATACAAGATTTAGAATTTTTAAGTTCAGACACAGGTGATGACTTAGAGATTTCTCTTCCTGGAAGATACGATAATAATTACAGAGTAGAAATTTTTAAAATTGTTAACGGGACAGAAACGGAAATCTACGAAGAGTTTTATGAATTAATAAGACCATATGTAGACCCAAGCACATTAGGAACAACGGCATCAGAGATTGCCGAATACACAACATTAGAATTAGTAGCAAGATCAATGATAGATACATTTGTTCCAGAAGGATTTTATAATAAGAAGGTTACAGTTATCGGAACTGGTAACGGATCAGACTATTTTTCTTTATGGGAAAAGGTTTATAGAGTATTTAAGGTTTACGAGAATAACCAATTAGTTTATGATAGATCAACTCCAGAATTAAATGAGCACCAGTATTCTATAACATCAGATAAAACCGCTATACAAAAAATACGTGATGGTGTAGTTAACAGGTATGAGTCCACAGCCCAGAACCTTCCAATAGCAAGTGGAGATCTTGCCTACTATGGATATGATGGCGTAGGATTCCCTTCAGGATACGATTACACATTTATTGTTGATCACGGATACCTAACAGTTCCTGCGGATATTGAGTACGCAGCAAAACTTTTAATAGAAGATCTTAAGTGTGGGAAACTTGATTATTACAAGAGATACATTACAGCATACAACACAGATCAGTTTAGAATTCAGTTTGATAAAGCAATGCTTAGCGGAACAGGAAACTTCTTAGTAGATAAGATACTTGAAAAATATGTTAAAAATATTGTCAAGCCAGGGATAATTTAATGATATGCGAAGAGCCAGATTTTATCTTCCCAATGCAAGCAGATGTCTATTACCCAATTGTTGATCAAGGGGTTTATGGAAATGTTAAAAAGACTTGGGTTTTAGATAAAACTATTGCTGGTAATTTTAATTCTGTAGGTGGCGCAGGAAAAGAAGAGATAACTCCAAATGTAAATATTACACAAAAGACATCTCTCATTGGTAGAGTAAAGACCGATATCAGAGTTTCAAGTTTAGATGCTCCGCACTCAATGACAAACATTATCTTGACAAATATTCGTGATAGAAACTGCAATCACATATACACAGAGACAGCAGGACCAAGAGCAGGTAAGTCCACAATCTTTGAAATTGCAACACAGGAACCATTCGTAGGACCATTCGGCGGTATTGAATATTACAATCTTGTCGTACGCAGATCTGAAAATCAGGCGGTAGATGTATGATTAAAATAAGAATGGACAGCAAGCAATTTCGTAAAGAGATGGACAACATTATGGAATACTCTTTCGGATTTGTTGATGGTGTTCAAGTTGGAAAGTCTGCCTTTTTTAAAAATCTTGGACCAGCAGTAGCAGAACAAGCATCACAATTTATTGATGCAAATGCAAGAGTAAACTATCAAACACTTCATCATATTTATGAGTGGGGTCAATCAGGAAGTTCATCAGCAAGACTGTTTGATATTAAGTTTACTGTCAGCAACCTTGGTCTATCATTTATGTCAGACTTTAAGCAATCAAAAACAATTCAAGATGGTTCAAGAGTTCCTTTTGAAAATAAAGCAAGTGTTATGGAACTTGGTCAGCCAGTTGTTATTAAACCAATTAACGGAGAGACTTTGAGGTTTGAAGTTGGTGGACAAGTTGTGTATACAAAGAAACCAGTATTAGTTCAAAACCCTGGAGGAAATACACAGGGACAGTTTGAGAATGTTTGGGATATGTTTTTTGGTAAATACTTTACCCAATCATTTTTAAGATCAAGTGGTATTGATAAATACTTTGCTAATCCAACAGTCTATAAGAAGAATCTGTCTGCTGGCAAAAAAGGTGGAAGATCAACAGGAATGTCTGTTGGATCTCGCTGGGTAGCAAGTGCAGGGAAGGTATCATAATGACAGAGTCAACATCAACATTAAATACTCCAGGATTGTGGATAAATAGATATCTACAGGAAAAGATTTTTAATAATACAGAAATTGCAATCCCATTTTTCCCAACATTGCCAAACACGATTGATGACTTAACAGAGCAATGGATTGTTATCAATGATCAGAGAGCCTCATATGAAGGCGTTGTTGCCGTATACGACAGACTAATCAGAATGAGAAGGTCTCCATTCCCACATATCAAGTGTGAACAGTTGCTATACTATTTTTATGCAACTCAAAATGGTGTGACGGAAAGTATGATTAAGATACAAGAGGCAGTATTAAGACTCATGGACCGAGGAGATGAATCTGCAGAAGACATAAATGCTTGGGCAAAAGGTAAGTCATTTGACGGAATGACCTGCAAATTTTACTTCCATAATTTTAAGATATATCAGTTAGAAGAGGTTAGAGACATTATTGACTTTGGGACAGCCCGTACTTATGGCGGTAACAAGATAATCATCGACTATGACTACCACCAGATGCAAGATATTATAGGCTCAATAAATACATAAAAAGGGTTGTATAATTAAGGTGAGGAAACAAGCCCTTTAATCTAAAAAAGAAAAAAGAGGTGAAATACATGGCATATACACGTGGTAGTTCTAACGATATTATCGTTGGAGCAGCAGCACTCTTCACATACGAAGCAGGCGCACTTGCAGACGCAGATCGACCAGCGTTCGTAGCAGGAACTTCATATAAGGATACCCTTACAGCAGATTCTGACTTCCGTAACGTTGGATATACAATGAATGGTTTGGAAATACAATTCCAGCCAGATTTCGGCGAAGTAGCAGTAGACCAGGTACTTGACGTTGCTAAGTTATTTAAGCAAGGCATGCAAGTAAACCTAAATACTACATTCGCAGAATCAACACTAGAGAACCTTCTATTTGCCCTTGCAGGTAAGGACGAAGATCTAACAACAGTTTCAAGCAACCCAACACTTAATCTTTCAGCAGGCGATATTGGCGATGTACCAGTAGAGCGTGGTTTGATTGCAGTTGGACCAGGAACTGGAGACGCAACCGAGAATATCGAGCGTGTCTACGTTGCATACCGTGCACTTTCAATCGAGAGCGTATCAGTATCAGCAAAGCGTGACGAAGCGACAATGTTCGAAGTATCATTCCGTCTTCTTCCAAACGACAACGGATCATACGGTAAGATCGTAGACCGCACAGTCGGCGCAGCATAATACAACTTAATATATGAGAGGCTCAACCCTTCGGGGTTGGGCCTTTCTGTTTGGTATACTTATATAATGGCTACAGAAATATATAAAACTGGAATTATTTATTTAGTTGACGGAACAGAGGTAGAAATATCTCCGCTTAAGATTAAATACCTAAGAAGGTTTATGGATGACTTTGAAGGTGTGCGCTCAGCACAGGGTGACATAGAGGCTATATCTGCTCTTGCTGTCTGCGGGATGAACTGCATGAAACAATATATGCCAAGTATTTCAAACTCTATTGAAGACTTTGAAGACGCAATAGATTTAAAAAACATATATAGACTACTAGACTATGCTGCAGGAATCAAAGTAGATGAAAAGTCTGATGAAGGAGTAAAGAGTCAGGCAATTAAGTCTGGAGCAACTTGGGAAGATCTTGATTTAGCAAAACTAGAATCAGAGGTTTTTTTGCTGGGCATTTGGAAAGATTATGATGAACTAGAAAGATCTTTATCAATGCAAGAGATAACTGCAATACTAAATGTAAAAAGAGAAGAAGATTATTCTACCAAAAAATTTCTAGCAGCAATGCAAGGCGTAGACTTAGATAAAAATGCAAACAAAAGTAATGCTTGGGAAGACATGAAGGCTAGGGTATTTAGTCGTGGGCAGGCAAATGACTCAAGAGACATACTTGCCCTTCAAGGTCAAAATGCAAGTAGTGCTGGATTTGGTATTGGTATGGGCTTAGACTACGAGAAAATAGACTAAAATAAGCCTGTCGCTATGGTATAATTAACTAACAAACCTATTGGAGGAAAAAATGGCAGAAAAAACAACTAAGCAAATCACTCTTATTGATGGAACAACCGTTGATGTTAGACCACTAAAGATTTCTTTGCTTAAGCCTTTTATGAAAAGATTTCAAGAACTCTCAGATGTATCAGACAATAATGACGAGTCAATGAACGTACTTTTGGATTGTGTAGAAATTGCATTTAAGCAATATTTAAAGGAAGAAGTTACTCGTGAGGCACTAGAAGATAATATCGACTTGCCAACAGTATACGCAGTAATCGATGCAGCCTCTGGTATTCAACTTACAGATCCTACAGCATTGCTTACATCAAAATAAAAAAATGAATAGGGGTGTCATGAATAGTGTCTGATGTAAATGCTAATATTGGTATACATTTTGACACTAGTGATGCTCTCGCTCAACTAAGAAGGCTTCAGGCTGGACTTAGTAAATTTAATCAAGCCTTAACAGAAGGCAATGTTGCTGCTGCAAATGCACAAAAGGGTTTAAACTCACAACTTATCCAGTCAATTAATGCTACTGGAAAGTTTGTTGCATCTCAGAAAACTATTGCCTCAAGCACCACAGCATTTACTGATGCCCTAGAAAAAAATAAGTTAAGCATGGGGCAGTACTTTAGATATACTGCTGCTGCTGCCACTATGAATAGCAAAACTTTAAAGGGTCTTTTCGCACAAGAAAAAGATGTCCTAAAGAGAGCAATGAAAGATAGAGTTAAAACTCTACAGACACAGTATGTTCAGTTAACTAATGCCAACGGAGAACTTGTAAAGGTTCTTCAAGTTGTTCCAAAGCACCTTAAGATGGTTAACGGTCAGTACGCTGACTATGCTACAAGAACTCAGATGGCTGCACAAAGACAGCAATTTTTAAACCAATTACTAAAGCAAGGCTCAACTCAACTTCTAAACTTCGGTAAAAATACTCAGTGGGCAGGTCGCCAGTTAATGGTTGGTCTTACCATTCCTCTTTCAATTCTTGGATCAACTGCAGCCAAAGTATTTAGAGAAATGGAACAGGCAACTGTAAAATTTACAAGAGTTTATGGAGATATGCTAACAAGTGTTGGAGATACTGAAAAGGCTGTTGCTGATATCCAAAGACTTGCAAAAGAGTATACAAAGTTTGGTATTGCTGCTAAAGACACTATGGAAATGGCAGCATCTGCTGCTGCGATGGGTCTTACTGGTTCAGACCTACAAGCACAAGTTGCACAAGCAACAAGGCTTGCAGTACTTGGTCAGGTAGAACAACAGCAAGCGCTTGAGACAACTATTTCTCTTCAAAATGCTTTTGGTATTTCTGCAGATCAACTTGCAGGAAAGATTAACTATCTTAACGCAGTTGAAAACCAGACCGTACTATCTATTGAAGATTTGACAATTGCAATTCCAAAGGCTGGCCCAGTTGTAAAGCAACTTGGTGGATCTGTAGAAGACCTTGCATTCTTTATGACTGCAATGAAGGAAGGTGGAATCAACGCATCAGAAGGTGCTAACGCACTCAAGTCTGGTCTTGCATCCATGATTAACCCATCTAAGAAGGCAAGTGAATTTTTAGCGGGACTTGGAATTAACATTAAGGGTATTGTTAATGCCAATGCTGGAGATCTAAAAGCAACGGTAGTAGGATTTGCAAGAGCGCTTGACACACTAGATCCACTTAACCGTGCAAGAGCAATTGAGCAGATGTTTGGCAAGTTCCAGTTTGCTCGTCTATCAACTTTATTTCAGAACGTAACAAAAGACTCTTCACAAGCAGCAAGAGCGCTTGGATTAGCAGGTGCATCAATTGAAGAACTTGCAATTTTGTCTGAGCGAGAATTAGGTAAAGTAGAAAATGCTGTTGGAGTAAAGTTTCAAAAGCAACTTGAAAATCTTAAGTTACAACTTATACCTATTGGAAAAGCATTCCTAGAAGCAGTAACTCCAATTGTACAGTTTGCTGCAAGAATTTTAGAAAAGTTTAATAACCTTAGCGATGGAACTAAAAAGTTTGTAGTTGGATTTATTGGAGTCATTGGTGGAATTGCCCCCGTTGTATTGATGACAGTTGGTCTTGTTGCTAACGGAGTTGCAAACCTTATTAAGTTCTTTGCAATGCTTCGTGGTGGAGTTGCAAAACTTAACGGACAAAACAATGTTCTTGGTGGAGGGTTTGATTATCTAACTCAGGCAGAAACAGAAAACCTTGCACAGACTCATGCGCTTCATTTATCTCATAAAGATTTGATTTCAACATTTAATGTAGAAAAGGCATCAGTAGAAGCCTTAGCCTTAGCCTATCAAAATGCAGCATCTCAGGCAAGAGCGCTTGCCTCTGGTTCTCCAGGACTGTTTAATGCAGTTCCAGGTCCAAAGGGTGCAGTATCTGGTTTGCCAAAGTTTGCAGACGGAAAAGTTCCAGGTAACGAATCTGCAGGAGACAGTATTCTTGCACTTGTTGCACCAGGAGAGACAATTGTTCCAACTGCTCAGTCAAAGAAATATGGACCATTACTAAAAGCAATAATGGGAGATGATCTTCCAGGGTTTATAAAAGGAAGAAGATCTATAACAGCAGATCAAGAAAGTTTTGTTAGTCAGACATCAAGAGTTGGCTCATCGCAACCAGGCGTCGCTGACGAGATGGCAAAACAACTAGAATTTATTAACAAGGCTTCTGCAGAAAATTTGCTTGCATATGCAAAAGCAACTGGAAGAACAGTAACAGACGCCAGCGAAGCATCCCTTGAAGAAATAAGAAGATCTCTTGTAGCAAGCGTAAAAGAAATATTTACTACTGTTGCAACCGCAGCAAAAGAAAAAGGAAAAACATTAACTGTCGCTGCTGTGAAGGCTGCAACTAAAAAAGAAGGAACTGCAGGACCAGATGCAAGCGTCCACCAGTTTTACAATCCAAGAGCAAAGCAGCAACTGGGAAGACAGTTTTCACATGGTGAAACATCCGACTCTGTACCAATTGATCAATTGTCTAAAACAGTAACTATTACACATGAAAAAACACAATCAGACCTTTTAAATATTCAAAGAGCAATTGATGCATACAATGCAAAAAATGGAACAAATGTTTCAATGCCTACAGCATCTCCAGTTAGTGGTTTTGGGTATGCTCTTCAAGGCCAAGTAAATAAGGCAATGGCTGATGGCGCTCCAGAGATTCAAAACTTTAAGGGAGAAAAGGGTCGCACTGTTGCAACAGTCGATGCCTTCCTTGAAGATTTTCAAGATTCTGGTGTTACTAAGTGGGCAGACACAGTTAGAATTGGTGGCGGAAACTTTGAAAGATTATCTGGAGCAATTCAAGAGTATGATAGTCGACTACTATCAGCAGTCCAGGAATGGAAGCAGAACAACCCAGGCAAAACATTTACAGATGCAGACTTCCAATCTATTGAACAGACTGTGCGTACTCAAGTTGCTGGTATAGATACTGAACTTGGTCAAGTTCTTGCAAAAGCAAGAGAGGTTGTTACAGGAATAAGACTTCACATGACCAAAGAGCAAAGAGATATTGCTAATGCAGATGCTGTATCAAGAGGAGAAAAAAACTCTGATGGCGTAGCATTTAGCGCTTCAAATCCAAAGTATGATGAAGGAAGATCAACATATCAGGCAGGTGGAACAGAGAAAAGAACAACAGAAGGACTAGGAAGATTCTCTGAAACAGTATCTGATGATTTAACAGAAGCAGAAACAATTGCAGAAACAAAATCTCCATCAAAAAGAACTGAAAGGCTTGGAGTAAACATTGGAGAAGGACTAAGAATTGGTCTTGAAAGAAAAACAAAAGAAGTAAAGTCTCAAGCAGATCAACTTGCAGAAGCAGCAGTTCCAAAGGTAGATACTGCAAATCAGGCAAAGTATGATGCTTTAAAAAATGATCCAGAGCAAAGACAAATTCAGAAGTCTATCGATAGACATTATAGGGATAAGTTTGGTTCTCGAAAGGTTCCAACTCCAACAGCAAGCGAATCAACAGATACATCTTTGACAGTAGATGTTGATCCTAAAGCACTGATGTCTGATATGTCTGCAGTAAAGGCTGCTAGACAGAAAGCAAACGAATTAGAAAAGCAAGCATCTGATGCAGAGGCTGCAGCAGCAAAGATTAGAACTGAAGCAGCAAAATGGGAAGAAGTTGCAGCCCGTGAAAAGGGTAAGAATATGCACACTGCTGAAAATGCTAGAGACCTTAAAAAACTGGCTGATGAAGCAGAAGTTAGAGCAGCAGAAGCAAGAATAAAAGCAGCAGAAGCAGACATACAAGCAACTCAGTTAGAAAACGGTACTACGCAATCAGGAGAAATTGTTTCAAGCGGAACAGTAAAGCAAGGCGATGGCCTAAGACGAATTGTTGAAGGCACAGATGACACAGCAGATTCAACTGTTTTGGTTGCAGAACAGACAGATGAAATTGCAACAGTAACTGGAGATATCATTCCAGCACAAACAGAAAATCTAGATAACGTAGTAACAACAGCAGCATTGAATGATGCAATTGTATCGACTACTGGAGATATTCATGGGTCCACAATAGACACAGCAATGTCTCAAGAAGATATAAATAGACTGCAAGAACAAGAAAAGTTTTTAAGAGAGCAACTAAATGGAGAACTAGCACAGCAAAATGCTGCCCTTGCAGCAGGCAGTGACCTTAGCCAAACAGGTAAAAAGAGATATACCAAAGATCAGGCACTTGCTGAGGCGTACGGCGACGGGACAGAGTCAAATCCAGGATACACGATGGACAAGAATGGACATCTATTATTTGATCCAGAACTAGACGCAGATGGCAAGAAGCAACCAACAACCATGACTGAAAAGCAAATCAAAAAGAAGAAGCGTGGTATGCGTAGAGAAAAGGTTGGAAAGGTTTCTGGTAAGGCAACTGGTGCATTAGGTGCAGCAACTATGGTTGCAGGTATGGCAGGAGCACCACCACAAGTAACGGCAGCACTAGGAGCAGCAACTACTGTTGCACAGTTTGCTCCAATGCTTGCAGGAATGGGACCAGTAGGTTGGGCAGCAGCAGGAATTATGGCAGTAGGTGCAGGAGCATACATGCTCAATCAGCACTTTAACAAGATGGCTGCAGAGGCAGCAAAGTTTGTTCTTGCAACATCTGCTACAAGAGATAGCATGAAAAAGATGGGAGAGATGACTGGCAAGGTTGGTGCCTCCCAAATCATGGATAGAAGAAGACAGGGATCACAGTACGGACAATATAATGAGTCATACAAGGTTCCAGAAAAATTTGGTAAAAAGTTTATGTCATCTGATCTTGGAAAACAAGAAAAGAAAACATATAAAGAAAATGTACAAAAATTTGGAAGCACAAAAGCAGCAGACGATCTTGGTCTAAAGTTAGCAGCACAAATTGCTGACGGAGTCATAGATCAAGAGCAAGCAGAAAGTATTTCACAAGCACTTGCTTTATCTTTAAAGGATCAAAAAATTCAGTTACAGGTTACTGGAAGAATTAGAACACTGCTTGGTCCAAACGGAGAAAATTTAGAAAAAGAGCCATTAGATACTAGACTTAATCTTATTGCAAATGCAAGACTAAGAAGTGGTAAGACTCTGCAGAAGATTGAAAAAGATGGTAAAGAAGGAAAGTCTCAAAGAAAAGACATCGCTGCTCTTGCTGCATTAAATATGAATAACTTGGAAATGTCAACAATGATGGCAGATCAACTTGAAATTCACTATGAGACTCAAAAGAAAAAACTTGAAGCAGAACTAGCATCAACAACTAACGCACAAAAGAGATTGCAACTAGAAGAACAAATTAAAAAGGTAACTGCTGATGCAACTCTTGCAACAGAGACAATGAATGTCAACTTAGGTCGCCAGATTGCTGTAGCAGAAAGAGACTTTAATAAGTTTTATAGTGGTTCAGTTTGGGGCGGTCAAGCAATGCGAGAGGATGCATTCTTTGATGGACAGAGCGCTTCAGTAAAGTCAGCGTATAAAGGAACAGATCAAGAAAAGTCAGCAGACAAATTCTTAAAAGAAGCAAAGGGGTTTGAGACTGGATCATACAGTGCTACAACCAAAGTAAATGGGCAATACACAACAAATGGACTTGCTTCACCAAAAGCAGCACAGCAGTTCCAGGCAAAACTTCAAATGCTTGTTGGTGGCAAGGTTCTTAGCCCAGACGAAGCAATGTCATACACAAAAATGTTTGCTGGAAAACTCGGTCAACTAAATCAACTTCTAACTTTGTCTCTTACCGAAAGAGGCAGTGCAAAAACTAAAGAATTATTTAATATGTTTGCAGGGTTTAAGAGTAAGGCAACTGCAACTAAATTAGTTAAGTATATGGTTCAGTTGGAAAAGGGTCCACAGTTTGATCAGAATATGGAAACCCTTAAGAATCTTCAAGCACTTGATGGATTGACTATTGATATGGAACTGCTCTTAAAGGGTGGACCTCAAATATTAGAAGAGATCGAACGCCGTCAAGGACTTTTAGAAAAATTAAATAAAGATACACAGGCAGAAGAAAAGAAAAATGGAGGTAAACAAGGAACTGCTAAAGACTTTGTTAAAAAAGCAGGAGAAGTTAACCCAGAAGACAAGGCGCTGTTTGATGCACTATTGTTAGACAAAGACAAAATGGAAAAACTTCAAAAACTGTCAACAGATGAAAGAACAGAGTATTTACAAAAACTTTCTGCTGGATATGCTTATGAAAAGAAGTTGAATGCAGACCAGATAGCAGCAGATGCAGAACTATATGCCGATACACAGATGTATACAAGAGCAGACTTAAGACTTTTAGATGACACTACTCAGGCATACAAAGATGCAAGGCTAAAACTTTTAAGCGATTACAAATCACAAAGTGCCAAAGATAGAGCGATTACAAACTTGCCTATCGATATTCCTACAGGAATTGATGTTAAGACTGGTGATGATGATGGCTCTGGTACTAAAACAGAAAGAGATACTACCTATGACGAACTAATGAAGCGACTCCGCAATGTTCGTAACTCTGCACTTGATGCTGCAGGCGGGTTTAAAGAACTTCAAAGGGCTATTGCAGCAACTGGAAGTAAGGCTATTGCAAACAAGTTTAAGGGTCTTGAACAACAGTTAATACAGATGGGTCAGACCAGTCAGTTTACAGATTATCTTGCTGGACTTGATACAAAAGACTTAAAGAAGTTTGCTTATACAGCAACCGCTGCAGATGTAAAAAAGAAAAAGGGTAAGCAAAAATACCAGCAGGTAGATCCTGAAACTGGAAAAATGGTTACCAAATATCAGAAGTTTAAAGCAGGAGACACTGTTCTTACCCAAAAGGGTAGAGACATGGAGCAGGGATACAAGAAGGCTATTATTGGAGACTACAATAAAGCACAACTTCAGTCTGTAACATTAGCAAAGCAAGAAATTGCAGCAAGAGGAAAACTACTTGCACTAGGATATGATGAACTAGATATTCAGACAATGCTTGCAGATGAAAACTACAAAACTCTTATTGCTACAGGTAAAGTAACAGAAGCGGAACTAAAGACAAATGCTGCGCTAACAAAGCAAGCAAGAATTAGAAATCAAATTAATGGAGCCGTTGCTGGACAAAAAGATTTGCAGAAGACTACAGATAATCAAAAGAGAATTCCAGAAGTTGTAAAGATGATGCAGGATGGTGGAATGAGCGCAGAAGCAATTCGTGCAGCAATCTCTGACCCAGCAATGCTAGATACATTGATTAACGGTATGGACAACTTTGCTACTCTTGCAAAAGATGCTCAAGATGAATTTAATCATTTGCTTTCACAGATCCAAGACATACCAGAAAGAAAAATTATTGAAATTGTATTTACTCAAACAAGAGAAGAAAAGATAATTAATGCAGCAACCGCTGCAGCAGAAATGTTTGATGCCTACAAGATGATTGACGAAAACACACTAACAAATTCTCAGGGTAATACATTTGCTGGTCTTCAAGTTATGATGGAAGACCTAGGAAATCAATCTAAGATTGCACAGAATGCTATTAACCTAACTCAATCTAAGATTGATGATATGCAAAAGGATGTTGATGCAGATCAAAGAAAAATTGAAACAGACTTTACTAGACCAATTGAAAAGAAGCAAAGAGAGATAGAGAATTTAACAAGAAAAGCAGAAATTAACTTTACTAGACCAATTCAAGCATTACAAGAAAGATCTTCGGTACTATCCCATGACTTAGATGTTATGAATAAGGCTGCTGAAGCAATCAATGAGAAATATGATAAACAGCAAGAGGCTCTTACAAAAGTTGCAGAAATCAATCAGCAAATTATTAGTCAACAGCAGCAGCAACTTGGTTTGGCAGATGCTCTTTCCCAAGGAGATATTTCAGCAGCAGCAAAAGCAGTTCAAGATATGCGAGCATCTAATGCAGCAAACTATGCAACCAGTGCACAAGATGCTTTACAAAAATCAAGAGAAAATGAAGTTGGTAATCTTCGTGGTGGAGTAAGCGGAAAGACTCAGAAAGAAATTGAAAAAGAGCAGTGGGACATTAGTCAAAAAGTTTACGACCTAGAACTCAAAAAGGCAGCGGTAGATAAAGAAATTCTTGCAATACAAGACTCTATCTACACTCTAGAACAGTCTAGACAAGTAGCACTTGATGCAATTCAAGTTAAGACAGATGCAATTGCAAAACTTACTTTTGGTACACTACTAGATGAACAGAATGCACTCAAAGCAATTCAAGACAAGATTCTTCCACTGCAATCACAAAGCGATTTGTTAGCAGCACAAATTACTGCAAATGACAGAAATAGAATTATTCAAGGACAGACTAGAGCAGAGTGGGATCTTACATTAAAGGCTGCACAGGCTGCAGAAAAACTTGCAAAGGGAGATCTTGCTTTAGCCCTTGCTGGTATTAATTCAGTTTCTGGAGCAGTAAAGGGTGCATGGGATTCCATTAAGTCATCCTACGATGCAATTAAAGATAAGTCTATAACTATTACTCAACACATAGTTACTACATATGGTACTGCACTTGGTTTGCCAGATCCAAATGCAGGTAGTCCAGATCCAAATGCAGGAAAGACAGATCCAAATGCAGGAAAGACAGACACAACAACAAAGTCACCAGGCAAAGCATGGATTTCTGACGGCAAGGGTGGATGGAAGAAGCCAACCAAGCCTGTAGGAGATTATGGCTGGAGCGATACCAATGGTTGGGTTAAAGGATATGCTGGAGAAGATACAAAAGGCAGCACAGACTCAGCATCAGAAATAAATCTGCGAGCAGCAGCACTACTAGCAACTTCAAAGGCAGCAGCAGAAAAAGCAGAGCGAGACCTAGCAGCCAAGCAAGCAGATTATGACTCTTTAATGGCAGGAGTAGCAAGACTCCGTGCCGATGGAGATCATGGCCTAGCAAGTGCAGCAATGAATAGAATTACTGCAAAGTATCCAGGAGGTCGTCCAACCAAACTTGCAAAGGGTGGTTTGATTGACCCAACTAAATTCTTGGCAGGTGGTTTCTCTGTAGGACGAGATACAGTTCCAGCAATGCTAAGCCCTGGAGAATTTGTAATGAGCAAGTATGCTGTCGATAGTTATGGAACTGAAACAATGAAGGGCATAAATAGTGGATCTCAGAAACTTGGATCAGTGTATAATTATGATTTGACAGTAAATGTTAGGTCTGATGCAAATGCAAACGAAATAGCAAATACAGTAATGTCTAAGATTAGACAAATCGATTCTATGAAATTAAGAGGTAATAACTTATAATGGCTACTAACCCAACGGCTGCACAGTATATGGCAGGAAGAAAAAAGTATGGAAGACCACAAGCAATGCTCTGGTCAGAGAATTCTGGCACCTTATCAAATAGCCTTTATTTGCCTAACGGATACGAGGTGGGAGCCCAGCCTGCAACGGCAGTTGATCAGTCATTGTTGGATCAATTCTTAATCTTATCAGATGACAATAGAGGAGAAATATCTATTGATACAAACAGAATTGAAAAGCGTGAAAGAATGATTAATGGAAGAATGAGATCTTATCATGTGGCTGATAAGTTAAAAATTTCAACTAACTGGAACATGCTTCCATCTAGAGCATTCGCACTATCTCCAGACTTTAATTCTGTAACTGGAAAATCAGATTACACTGGTTACTCTGGCAAACCGTCATCTGTTGATATGCAATATACAACAGACGGAGGAGCAGGCGGAGTTGATATGCTTGACTGGTATGAGAATCACCAGGGATCTTTCTGGGTATACCTTTCATACGACAAGCATTCTAATTTTGGTAAAGATGATGCAGCCTACGGACACCTAGGGCAGTACAATCAAGTTATTGAAATGTTCTTATCTTCATTTCAGTACACAGTTGTAAAACGTGGAAATTCTAATTATGACTTTTGGAATATATCAGTAACCCTGGAAGAGGCATAGAATGTTCCAGAATGATGAATTAAAAAATCATCTAGAAACCTCTTCTGTAATTAGAACACAGTCTGCGGTTATTGCTGAATGGAATATGAACATTCCAAACAACATAAAAAAAATTGGCAACTATAGATATAGACCAGCAGAGCCAGAATCAGTTTATTATAGTTTGATTAATAGTTTTGATAATAATGAAACAGAAGACACTGCTGTAAAGTTTTACTACGGTGCGACGGATGCCGATATTAAAATTGATGGTGGAGTAGACGATTTAAATCAGCCAATGTTTTTAACTCCTAAAAAAGAAAAAGTAAAACTTTTTTATTCTTTAGAAGAATGCTTTGGTAAATTTAGACCAAGATCTGGAATTAACAAGGCTCAGTACTTCTCTAAGTCATATCTACACCACGCAAACTCAAGTATGTGTGATAGACCAAGATACTATATGCCAGACAAAGGAGACACTTTTAAATATTGGTCATCCTATAGAACTGAAGGTGGGTCTGAATATGGTATATCAAACAAAGTTATAAATGGTCAAAACTATATACAAGATACAGCCCCTTTTATTGTTTATGAAAATTCAATTCCATCAAACAGAATTGTTGTAAAAATGCAAACGCATATTGGATCAGTAGACCTTGGTCCATTTTCTAACTCTGCTGGATCTTTTGCTGATCCATTGTTTGGCAACTCTAATAAAAAAACTCCATTAAAATGGAAGATTCAGGTATTAAAAAATAATAATTGGATAGATGCAAAATCATTTACAGCAGCATCTACAAAAAAAGACGGGACCCCACTAATTTCCAATGATGGCTATGTTGAACTATCATATGGCCTAATAGTACCAGAGAGATATAGAAGTTCGTTCATCAAAGCAGAAGAGTACTCGTCTGTTGATTTTCTACCAGCAAAGAATATAAAAGGATATGCTTATCTAATTAAAGCAAATGACTCAGATATTGGCGTTTACCATATATGGTTTGAGAATAAATATGAAACATTTGTTCCAAAATACGGCTGGGATCTTTCTGAAGAAGAAACAAATAGGCTTTCTAACTTTGTTACGGACCTAACATCACCAGTAAAGTTTACCAACTCTTCAGATGGATCAAATACATACAGAGAGTTTGATTATATAGATGGCCTTAGAATTGTTGTAGACACAATGACAAGGTCAGACTCGGTATTTGATCTTATTGAACTTTCTCCAAGATTAGCAGTAGACCTTTCTACAAAAACAACTGATTTTTCAATAACAAAAACAGCATCAGATCTTGGAATTTCTGGTTTGCCTGTTGGTCAATTATTGGCTTCTAATGGAAGTCTTAGACTTTTTGATTATGATCAAGCATTTAACCTAAACAATGAAAACAGTATAATTAAAAATTATATAACAAAAAATATACAAATAAAAATGTATGAAGTTATTATTAATGTTGACGGCTATGACTATTTTGTTCCAATGAAAACAATGTACACAGAAGGGTTTCCAGAGTCAAACACAGATAACAGACAAGTATCTTTAAAACTAAGAGACATGTTTTCTTATTTTGAATCACTAACCGCACCACAAACTTTGGCAACTAATGCATCCTTAACATCTGCTGTGTCAATGCTATTAGACTCTATTGGGTTTTCTAATTATGTATTTAAAAGAACAGTTGGAGAAAAAGATCCAATTATTCCTTACTTCTTTATACCACCAGACAAAACGGTAGCACAGGTACTAAATGAACTAGCAGTCTCAACGCAGACCGCTATGTTCTTTGATGAGTATAACAACTTTGTAATGATGAGCAAAAACTATATATTGCCTGAAGAAAGTCAAAGATCAACAGACTTTGTTTTGTCTGGATCAAAAGACTCAGTTGACGATGGAATAGTAGAAAACAAAATAACTAAAACTAAACTTTCAAATATTATCTCTATATCCTCTCAAAACAGCGACATTTTTAATGATGGAAGCATTAACTATAAAACAAGATATATACAAAAAACTTATGGCTCTATTAAGCAAGCAAGCGTAATTGATAAAGAAAAAACCTGGATATACAAGCCAGCACTTCTTTGGGAAGTTGCGGGAGATCAAAATACAAAATCAATTAATGATCAGGCAAAAAGTCAGTCAAGTTATGTTCTTGGTGCAATACCAATGAACTCTAGCCTTTCATCTTCTGTTCCTTCAGTTATAAATAATGTAGTAGTAAACAACACTATGGATCTTGGAGAAGGAGTCTATTGGCTTTCAAGATACAATGGATATTTTTATTCTAATTCAGAGATAATAAAATACGACGCAGTTGAATACAGTGTAACTGGATATGGGAATGTTTGGATAAATGATGTTCTTGAGTATCAGAACTATTTTTCAAAACTAGGGCATAACGGAAAAATATATCCAACAGGGCTTGTTAGAATTTATTCTGTTCCTAACTACCAAACAGTTGGTGGTGTTGTTAAGTTAAAAAATGGAGCAGTATCAAAACACGGAAGAGGACAGTTTGGAACTCCAGTAGTAGAGCATGTTGCTGGACTAAACCCATACTGGACATCAAACGAATCAGTACGTGGCTGCAGCATGAGATCAGAACTGCTGTTTAGCCTTGCAGACCCAACATCTATTGATGCTCAAACAGAGTCATTAACATTGGACACACTAGCAGCGGGAGTTAACAACACATTAGCACAAAAGACGGTTAGAACGGGCATAATAAAAAACTTTCTTTCACAGTACTATGGAACAGAAACAGACATCAATAGACTACTAACAACACAAAGTGGAACAATACAGTCATCTGCGTTTATTCTTAATGGCCCATCCTTTACTACTACTGACAAGGGTATTGACTTTGTATCTTACGTACACAAAAAGTTAACCAACAAGTATAAACATTTTGGAACAAGAATGAGAATTGTTGGAAAAATTGAAAACAACACAAACCGTGGGCAAACTCCTATTGGAAGTGATACTTACTTTGTTGTAACTGGTAACTCTCCAGATCAAAACATTAATATTAGTGCAGGATCTGGTGGCCTTGCAGTAATGCTTAATCCAGAAACAAACGTTGGTTACTATTTTGAAATTTTGGCTTTAACCGAAAACAATATTAATAGTTATAGCGACTCAGCACAAAACTTAGACAATGTTCTTTTTTATAAAGTAATGAGAGACTCAGCAACATCTAAGGCTATACCAGTCAAAATCTGGGGCGGACTAACAAATATTATTGTTGATGATGGTAAGTTTACTGGTCAATCAAGAATGGTTGGAGAAGAAAATCCAACTGTTTATGATTTGGCTGTAGAGTATCAAAATGTTGGAAACATAAGAAGATTTTTCCTTTACATAAATAACAGACTAGTTGCAACAGTTGATGACAAAGAACCGCTTCCAGTTTATAACAATATGGCAATGTTTGTTAGAGGCTCTGCAAGGTGTATGTTTGAAAACCTATATGCACTTACAAACAACTATACCCAAAACACCACCTTTGCATCAGATACACCAGTGATGTCTGCTGTAGATGATCAAGAGATTGATGCCAATGAGTCATTTAGGAAGTACGCAATGAGTGGAATAGTCCAGTCAACATATCTTTCAGGAATAAGTCCGTCAGAACCACCAGCATACAATATGTACTTTGAAGAGTTTGGATCAATTATGAGAGAAGCAGCATATTTTAATGTAAGATATGACAAGGCTTATCCAGCACTTTATGCAAAATTATCACCAACCTTTAATAGAATTAAAGGGTACACAGTGTCTGGATTTAGAGCAGGCTCTTATGGTGCAGAGTTTTTAATATTTAATGCTACAGACACAGCCCTTAGCCTAGATGAAACAACTGGAAACTACTTAAGAATTCAGGGAGTAACTTTCACTCAAGAGTCTCAGCATCAGTTAACTATGGATGAGTTCTTTAATAAAAACAGTGACTTCTCTAATCCAAATATATCTGGCTCAAACCTAATCAAATCACCAATAAAATACGACAATGATTTTAAAGACATCAAGGTTAGTAGAATGACATATGGCAAAAAAGATTTTTCTTTAGAAACACCATACATACAAACTCAAGACGACGCAAACAGTTTAATGGAGTGGATTGTAAACAAGGTAGTTAAGCCTAGAAGGTCTATTGGCTTAAAAATATTTGCTATTCCAACACTTCAACTTGGAGATATTGTTACTGTTGACTACACAGACAGTCTTGGTGTTAACCAAGTATCAAACCCTAAAGATCGATTTGTAGTATATAATATAAGTTATGCTAAAAGTTCAGAGGGGCCAGATATGACTGTTTATTTGAGTGAGGTTTAATATGGTTGACGCATTACCAAACCTACCAGCCTCAACCCCTTCATCGGCATCCACTGGCGTCCTGGCAGCATCAAAAGACATCATACTCATAACCGATGAGTCTATGCCAATTGAGGTTATGACAGATCTAATTTTTGAGGATATCGGGGGCCAGGAAATAATCAATATATCAAGATCAGATATTATTAATGGTCAAAGCGTTATATACCAGCCAATAAAAAACCTAACAAGTTTAAATTATCAGTATAATCCACAAAATATAATGTCACTACAAGATACATCAGAAAGTTATTTTAAGAAATTTCCAATAATCTTTGATAAAAAAATACCATCTGTTGGGACAGGACCTAACGGTGAGACGGTATACATAGAAGAAGAAACTGGAAATCTAATAATAAATGTCATTAATCTAGACGAAGACGAACAAGTAGAGGTTCAGATACTTAATTCTGGATCATTTTATAATGATACAATATATGGGGTGGAACAATGATTACTAATACTGGAAAAAATATTTTAGCAAAATACTTATTGGGGCAAGCGCCAGCCTACGCTTCATACATCGCTCTTGGCTGTGGAGCAAAGCCATTAAATTCCGATGGAACTCTTGGAGACTATTCCAATAAGGAAAGACTTAATTTTGAGATGTTCCGTGCACCAATCATATCTCGTGGATATGTATCAGAAGACAACATAACAAAACTCGTATTAACAGCAGAACTTCCCAGTGAAGAAAGATATGAGATAACTGAGGTTGCTGTATTTTCAGCGGGATCAAACACATCTGCAGGAGCATATGACAGTAAGTCAATATATGCATTTACACAGGATGAAAACTGGGAATATCACACCTCTACTGCTGCCACATCTATACCTGTTATATATGAGCCTTTGGATGGAGATTTAGAAAACAACATAATAAATAGAACACAAAAGGTTTTTCAAACAAATGCAGATAATAGAATTTTTACTAATGAAGAGCGAAGACTAAGATACGAAAGATGTAGATTCTTTAATAACATCGTCGTATCAAGAGGAGACGTTTCAACTTTAACTGCAGACAATAATAACAACCTAGTTGTAAATCCTGTATCAGAACATATACACTTAACTGGAGCAAATCTAGATTTTAACAGAAATGCTCCAACAGATGAGATCAAGTTAGCATTTACTGTTATTAATAAAAATGGAGAGTCAGACGCCGTACCAGATAATGTTAAGATCCTAGTTGAATTTGCATCATCAGATATTCACAATACTGGAGAGTGGGCAAGGTTCCAGGTCAATCTTAATAATGGGACTGGAGTAGGACAGCATGACTTTATTAATAACAGATATGTTGTTGCAACTAAGCAACTTCAAGAACTGTACAAGAGCACTGGCTTTACTTGGAGCCAAGTAGATGTTGTCAAAATATTTACATGCGTTACTGACAACTCTGCAGTATCGGAAAACTTTTATGTATGCCTAGATGCTATTAGATTAGAAAATAATAGTTCTGCAAATCCATTATATGGAATGACTGGTTATTCGGTTATTAAAAATACTAACGCTGAGCCTATTGTAAAATTAGCAAACACTACAAACTATATTGAGTTTAGATTTGCAATGGATGTTCAGTAATGGCAACAGCAGATTCTGGAATTAAAAAGGTAATTATTTTAAAATCATCTTTGCCACAAAGATCTGGAATAAATGAAAACTATGTGGTAAGATTTAGGATTGTCTCAGAAGATAAAAACAGATCTTCTCATTGGTCAACAAAGTACAGGCTTCCACTTGCTGACGTATCCGACATTCCTTTTTCGGTTTCTGCATCACAAACAAATAATACAATAACTGCAGTATGGACTCCCCTACCTGACACTAAGTCAGAGTTTGATGTATATGTAAAGTGGGATTCTGGAAATTGGGAATACGCTACAACAGTTTATTCAACAATGTTTGCTACTATAATTAAAGATAATGCGACCAATGTAAAAGTTGCAGTTCAAGTTCCAACCTTTCCAAAGCAAAGGTTTTCCCACGCAACATTATTTGAGTCTTCAGGGACAGCCGTTAGTGGTATAATTGTATAACTATGGCAAAACTACCACTACCAGAACGAGGACAACCTTTAGATGTTTCTTACATCTATCAATTGGCGACTGCAATTAATGATCTTGCTTCTCAAATATCACCAGCAGTCTACAAGTACGTGACAATTGATACACCAGGAATTGGAAAGCAAAGCATAAAAGCCTCAGAAGCAAGAATTATTGGTGGGTACATTAACGTTGTTAATAGTTCTACAAGAAACGCTGGAACAGAAGTTTCATTCTCGTATGACTTTCCAACAGATTTTAAGTATGCACCCATTGCAACGGCAACACCAATCAACGTTGGTGGAACAGATGCTGGTAAAAATGTTTCAGTTGTTTTAAAAACTGTGACCACTTCGAAGGTTGAGGGCATCGTAAGATTTGGTACTACTGGTGATATGTCAGTAGACGTGAATTTAATTATTGTTGGAATACCAAATTAAGAATGATAAAGTGCTACAAATGCAGTAGAAGAATGTTTATTGACAGACAGTATAGCAAGATAGACCACCTTGAAATATATTGTATGTACTGTGGATCTAGAAGATTTTTAAATCCACCAACGGCATCACGGGAGGGCCAGTGGCTACTAGAAAAGGAAAAATTGAGAGCGAAGGCTACAATCAGTCCTCTGTAATACCTGGAAACAAAAAGGTGTGGTTTTTAAATGGTGACCTTATAAGGGTTCATCATTTGAACAGATCAAATGGAATAATGTCTGTTTATAATATTACAAAAGATCAAATTGAAAGTTGTTTAATTAGTGATTTTAAAAAGAACCGAGAACGAGCATACACTGTTGGCCAGACTGCTGATTTAGTTAATCGTCATAAAAAATATATGCCATCATTAATGAAACGAGGAATTATTCCTTTCCCAACGGGTTCACAAAAAGGTGGTGCAAGAGGATTTCAAGTTAGATCATATTACTCAGAATCACAGGTAAGAGAGATACGTGATATACTTGCTACGTACCACATTGGTAGACCAAGAAAAGACAAATTAATAACAAACGACATTACTCCCTCACAGCAAGAGTTGACAAGGCGTATGGGAGACGGTATACTTACATATACGAAGACAGAAGATGGAAGATTTATTCCAATTTGGAATGAGTCTATTTAACGAAGGGTATGAAATGGAAAACGAAGAGACAAAAGTATCTGTAACATTAGGATACACATTAAACCTTGGGAACTTTCAATCACTAAGACTTGATCTTGGAATCATTGATAGCAAGCGTGACGGAGAAAATACAAACGATGCTTTTGAGCGTGTGTATAAGTTTGTTGAAGATAAATTAACTGAAAAAATTAACGAAGCCAAGTCTGAAATAAACGAGTAATGGCCGAACGCAAAGACCGTATGGCTTTGCTTTCAAGATACAGTAAGTATCATACCGCAAGGTACGAATCAAAGCCATCCCTTAATCTAAATGTAGAACAATGGGCTTCAGACGCTCTAGTTGAATCATATGGTATTTCAGGCTGTTACGATATACTTGATTATTACTTTAAAGTTGCAGAGAGTCCTTCTTGGAATTACTTTGCATACAATGCAGAAAAAATATTACAGGCACAAAAAGATAAAAAAAGAGACGATGAAGAAAGAGAAGAGCGTAGAAGGATGGCAAAGGAGTGGCTAAGTGAATAATACAGAGGCTAAACTAATTACTGCTGTTCTAGAAGATAAACAAGTTCACGTATTACTTCAGGCAAACATTGATAACCTTCTTAGAACACACAACGATGTCTGGAACTTTATCAGAAACTATTTTGAACACAACAAGTCTGTCCCACCAGCATCACTAGTTGTAGAAAAGTTTAGAGACTTTGAACCAATCGCTGGCATTGGTGCTACAAAACATCACTTAGAAGAATTACAAACCGAGTATCTTAATGACAGCCTAAAAGATATTCTTCGCTCTGCTGCTGGAGATGTACAGCAAGGAGAAGGCAACAAGGCTTTAGATAATTTAATTACTCAGACATCAGAATTAAAAAAGAACACATCTGCTATTCGTGATATTGATGTAACAGATATTGAATCAGCAGTTGCATACTTTGAAAACTTAAAGGTCCAGCAAGCAGCAGGCCATGTTGGGATTAAAACAAACCTTCCAGGTTTTGACAACTATCTTCCATCTGGAATTATGCCAGGGCAGTTAGGAGTCTTTCTAGCATACCCAGGCATAGGAAAGTCGTGGATGGCCCTATACTTCGCTGTACAGGCCTGGAAACAGGGTAAAACACCCCTTGTGATCTCCCTTGAGATGTCAGAAACAGAAGTTCGTAATCGTGTATTTACAATTATGGGAGAAGGACTTTGGTCACACAGAAAGTTGAGCAATGGCGAGGTTGAGATGGAAACCTTAAAGATGTGGCATGCAAAGCATCTTCAGGGTAAGCCAGAGTTTCATATTATTTCTAACGACCAAGGTGGAGAAATTAACCCATCAGTTCTTCGTGGAAAGATTGATCAGTATAAGCCAGACTTTGTAATCGTTGACTACCTTCAGTTGATGGCTCCTAATCAGAAGTCAGATAATGAAACGGTACGAATGAAGAACCTTTCAAGAGAACTTAAACTGATGGCTATTGGTGAAGAAGTCCCTATTATTGCTATCTCATCTGCTACACCAGATGATGTTAATGACCTTAGTTCTGTTCCTACTTTGGGACAGACTGCTTGGTCTAGACAGATTGCATATGATGCAGACTGGGTTATTGCTCTTGGTAGAGGAACAAATAGTGATATTATTGAATGTGCATTTAGAAAGAACCGTAATGGTTTTATGGGGGATTTCCTAGTGCAGGTTGATTTTGATAAGGGATACTATAGATACAAGGACTATGAAAACAAAGATAACTAGTTATAATATGTATTATGGCAAATTATCATCACAAACCGATCAAGAAGTTCTATCTAGATGGAGTCATCCACGATGAATCTGCTATAGGTAGACTTAGGCTAGAATATGTTAGACTTCTAGTATCTGAGATGAAGTTGTCAGGATATGTTCCAAGGATTGACATTGAACCAGATTTTACGATAGACTATAATGAGAAGAAGAGAAGTTTTCAGTTTGCACTAACAGTGCATGCTATATACGTAGGGAGAAAGCAAAGCGAATGGATAACAGGGATAGACGGAAACAAACCAATATATACACAAAAGAACAGATCCAACGAGTTCTCGCAGGAGCAGGTATAAGCGTTGAGTCAGAAGTAGACTCCGACTATATTATTTTTTGCCCTTTCCATTCAAACACAAGAACACCAGCAGGAGAAGTAGACAAGTCAACTGGAAAGTTTTTTTGTTTTTCCTGTCAACACATTACCGACCTTGTTGAATTAATAATGCATACTAGCGGTAGAACATATTTTGAGTCAATTAGGTTTATCAAAAGTAAAGAGCAAGAGGGCAACCTAGAACAAGATATTAATAAACAATTATACAAGAAGCCAGACTTCGTTCCTTTTGATGAGTTAATACTAAAACGTTTATACAATAATTTACTTTCATCAGAAAGAGCAAAAGATTATTTTAAATATAGGAAACTTGAAACTTTATCTTGGTCAAAATTTTCTTTAGGATATTCAGAAAAGCAGGATATGGTGACTGTTCCAGTTCATAGTCCAGATGGGATTCCAGTAGGATTTGTTGGAAGATCGATTGAGGGAAAAGAGTTTAAGAATACTCCTGGACTACCAAAAGCAAAAACCTTGTTTAATTTACATAGAGTAAAGACAGCAGATAGAGTTTATGTTGTAGAGTCATCCTTTGATGCTATAAGGCTTGACCAGGTTGGTTTCCCAGCGATTGCAACCCTTGGAGCAAATGTCTCCAACATACAAATAGAATTGCTTCAAAAATATTTTAATAACATTATTGTTATTGCTGATAATGATGAGGCAGGGGGAAATATGAAGACTAAGATAATTGAAAAACTTGGTTCTCGTGTTTCTGTTATTAAACTAGATAAACAATATAAAGACATAGGCGATATGGCTGATGAAGACATAAAAAGTTTAGACTTCCAGTTTGACAAATCCATACAGTCTATGCTAAACTAATATAACAACACAAAGGAGAAATATATGAGCGTAATTAAGGGATTAAAAGATATCAACGCCCTGCTCGAAAAACCAAAGTATGAAGGCACAGGACAAAAGGTTCGTTGGGTTAAGTTGGCTGACGGACAATCAGGAAAGATTCGATTTGTAGAAGAACTAGATCAAGACTCAGCAAACTATGCAGAGGCCCGTGGCCTTTCTGTGGTGGTTTCAGAGCATACAAATCCAAAGGACTACAAGCGCAAGGCAGCATGCACAATTGATTCAGAAGGGCGATGCTTCGGTTGCGAGATGGCACGTAAGGAACCAAAGTCAGGTTGGAGAGCACGTTTGCGCTTCTACTGTAACGTTCTAATGAACGATGGGCTAGAAGATCCATACATTGCTGTTTGGTCACAAGGAATTTCTAAGCAGTCAGCATTTAACAATATCCGTGAATATGCACTTGACACAGGTAGCATTTCAAACCTTGAGTGGAAGTTAAAGCGTAATGGTCAGGGAACTGAAACCAACTACACACTTCTACCATCAAAGCCAGATTCAGAACCATTCGCATGGGATGGCTTTGAATTCTTCAACCTAGAAAAGGTTGTTCGTGAGGTTCCATATCCAGAGCAAGAAGCATTCTACTTTGGATTTGACACACCTTCTGTTACCAGCACCAACATCGACTGGTAGTAGATGTCCTACGTAGGCTTACACGTACATACTCACTACTCGTTATTTGACGGGATTGCTACTCCAGAAGAATACATTGACCGTGCAGTTGAGTTAGGGATGCCAGCAATTGCCATCACTGACCACGGTACTTTATCTGGGCATAGGGAACTGCACCGTATTGCAAAAGCAAAGGGTATTAAGCCTATACTTGGCGTAGAAGGCTATATGTGTAAAGATAGATTTGATACTAGAGATAAGTCTGAAAGAGACGGAGATCTAGATTTAGTCTACAACCATATAGTACTTCTCGCCAAGAACCAAATTGGTTTAGAGAATTTAAATAAGATCAGCGAGATATCTTGGACAGAAGGATACTTTAAGAAGCCAAGGTTTGACTTTGAAATACTTGAAAAATATTCTGAAGGCATTATTGTAACATCTGCATGCCCAAGTAGCGTATTAGTTAAGGCACTTGAAAATAACGAATTTGCTATAGCAAAAGATTATATTGCATGGTTTAAGCGTGTATTTAATGATGACTACTATGTTGAGGTAATGCCACATAATACTGCAGAAATAAACAAGCAGTTGATTGCCTTGGCAGACGAGTATGAAGTAAAGGTTGTTGTAACACCTGACTGCCATCACAGCCACACAGATCAAAAAGAAATTCAAGAATTTAAATTACTTCTTAATACACATGTAAAGATTGACAAAGAACATACATTTGAAAAGTCTAGGAAGCAGCAAGATATGATGAAGCGCCTAGACTATCTATACGGTGAAGATCGTCAGATAACATTTAATAAATTTGATATTCATCTCCTTTCGTATGAAGAAATGAAGTCTGCAATGGAGGCTCAAGGCATTGATCGTCCAGATATTTATTCAAACACTTTAGAGATTGCAGAAAAGGTTGGTGACTATGGAATTCAAGAAGGACTAGATCTGCTACCAGCACAATACAAGAATCCAGATAAAGAGTTAAAAGAGTTAGCCATTGCTGGTCTTCTCGAAAGAGGCTTGTCAGAAAACCAAGAGTATCTTGACAGACTTGAAGAAGAGTTGAAGATTATTAAGGATAAAAGGTTTGCTCCATACTTCCTTGTTGTAAGCAATATGATCAACTGGGCAAAGAAGGAAGACATTATGGTCGGTCCAGGCCGTGGATCTTCTGCTGGCTCGCTTGTCTGCTATGCACTAAAGATTACAGACATTGACCCTATTGAGCATAAACTTTTGTTCTTTCGTTTTATTAATCCAGATCGTAACGACTTTCCTGATATTGATACAGATATTCAAGATACCCGTCGTGAAGAAGTAAAAGATTATCTTGTTAGACAGTATCGGCATGTTGCATCTATTGCTACCTTCCTTGAGTTTACAGGAAAGGGAATTGTTAGAGATGTTTCAAGAGTTCTAAACATTCCATTATCAGATGTTAACAAAGTTTTAAAAACAGTAGACTCGTGGGATGACTATTGTAGTTCAAAATCAACCAGAGAATTTCGTGAGAAGTATCCAGAAGTAGAGATATATGGAGAACAACTTCGTGGTCGCATTCGTGGTACAGGAATTCACGCAGCAGGTGTGGTAACAAGCAAAGAACCAATCTTTAGATTTGCACCACTTGAAACAAGATCTTCTACTGGCTCCGATGAAAGAATCCCAGTAGTTGGTGTTGACATGGAAGAGGCTGAAAGAATTGGTTTGATTAAGATTGATGCATTGGGTCTTAAGACTTTATCTGTTCTTAAGGATACAATTAACATAATCAAAGAACGAGATGGAAAAAAGATTGACCTTCTTAAGATTAAGATGGACGATGCAAATGTTTATCAGATGCTATCTGATGGATACACAAAAGGTGTGTTCCAGTGTGAAGCAGCACCATATACAAACCTTATTGTTAAGATGGGCGTTAAAAACTTAAACGAACTTGCAGCATCAAATGCTCTTGTTCGTCCAGGAGCAATGAACACTATTGGAAAAGATTATGTTGATCGTAAACATGGTCGTCAAAATATATCTTACACACACCAAGTGTTAAAAGAATTTACGGAGGACACCTATGGCTGTATTCTTTACCAGGAACAAGTTATGCAAGCATGCGTACACCTTGGCGGTATGTCCATGTCGGAAGCAGATAAAGTTAGAAAGATCATTGGAAAGAAAAAAGATGCTAAAGAATTT